GGCGTCTTATGAGCCTGCTGTCACCCTTTGACGTGGTGATATGGATGACGGATGGCTGGCCGCTGTATGAATCCCGCCTGAAGGGAAAGCTGCACGTAATCAGCAAGCGATATACGCAGCGAATTGAGCGGCATAACCTGAATCTGAGGCAGCACCTGGCACGGCTGGGACGGAAGTCGCTGTCGTTCTCAAAATCGGTGGAGCTGCATGACAAAGTCATCGGGCATTATCTGAACATAAAACACTATCAATAAGTTGGAGTCATTACCGCGTTTCGCTGGGAAAAAACGTGTATCCGGAGAGGATCATCTGAACGGCATGAAAAATATCATTCTGATCATTGCATTTACTGACAAAACCGTTAGCACCAGCTTGTATCGCTCTGCCAGCATAAAAGCATTCTGATTTCGATGATAAAAATAACACTTTCACTGTGCTCTGGATTTGTTTGATCCTTTTCAGGAAGGTAAAACCGTCTGTTCCGGGCAAGTCTATATCCATAATGATTAAATCAACAGGACGGGTTCGGAGATAATCGATGGTTATGCGGTAATCATCCGTTTTCAGGACAATCTGCAATTCACTGTTTTTTTGCAACAGAACTTCAATAGACATTCTGATGATAGGATGAGTATCCATAATGATCACCGACGTTGGTTTCATAGTTACCAGTCTCATAGGAGCGGACAATTTTCCGTTAGGGCGGTAAATTGTACTTTGATACATGAAAATACGGGTTTTCTTGATTCAGACGCGCAGCGATGTGCATTTGTTTGCCGCTATAGCGAAATAAATCAGAAAATCAGACGCGGTCGTTCACTTGTTCAGCAACCAGATCAAAAGCCATTGACTCAGCAAGGGTTGACCGTATAATTCACGCGATTACACCGCATTGCGGTATCAACGCGCCCTTAGCTCAGTTGGATAGAGCAACGACCTTCTAAGTCGTGGGCCGCAGGTTCGAATCCTGCAGGGCGCGCCATTACAATTCAATCAGTTACGCCTTCTTTATATCCTCCATAATTCCAGAGTGGGACATATTTGGGACATTATCACCAAAAATGTCGTCTATTTTCCTCGCATGCTCTGTCAAATGATTAGGCGCAAGGTGAGCATACCTACGAACCATTTCTATGGACTCCCATCCGCCCATTTCCTGAAGCACTGATAATGGGACGCCTGACTGAATCAGCCAGCTTGCCCAGGTGTGTCTGAGGTCATGGAAACGGAAATCTTCAATTCCTGCACGACGACAAGCTGATAGCCATGATGTCTTGCTGTCGATGCGCATCTTCCTGACCGCAGGCGTTGATGTTCCATCTGCTCGCTTAGCCGCCTTGGTATGTACAAACACCCATTTGTGATGCTTGCCTATTTGATCACGCAACACTTTACAGGCGGTATCGTTCAGCGCCACACCAATGGCGCGGTTTGATTTGCTCTCTTCTGGATTCACCCAGGCAACTCGTCGCTGCATGTCGATTTGTTGCCATTCCAGATTTATGATGTTCGACTTTCTCAGACCAGTTGCCAGCGCAAACTTGACGACAGATTTCAGTGGTTCGGGGCACTCATCAATAAGGCGTTTTGCTTCCTCCTTTTCCAGCCATCTGACTCGCTTGTTTCTGACCGCTGGTATCTTGATGACAGGCGCTTTTTCCAGCCACTTCCAGTCGCGTTCTGCAGCACGGAGAATGGCCTTTATCATGGCAAGATGCTTTGCCTTTGTCTGAGTTGATACTGGCTTTGGTTCATAAACAGGCAGTTCTTTACCTTTCCTGATGGCGGCCTGAACTTTCTGTTTCCATATTTCTTTCGTCTTTCTGTTATGCATTCTGCTTACAGCAGAGTAAATCTTTGCCTCCGAGATATCTTTAAGCCTTATACCCTCAAAATGTTCAAGCCAGAACTCAATCCGGCTTTTATCTGAATCGAGAGATTTTTTATCAGCTTTTTCCTCAAGCCATCTTAGGCAGGCCTCTTCAAAAGTGACATCAGGTAAATCCCCTAGCTTTTCTACTCGCCAGAGTTCTGCTTTTCGCTTGTCGTGCAACTCCTGAGCTTGCCGCTTGTCCTTTGTGCCAAGAGATTCCTTAATTCGTTTCCCGCCCGGGAGCGAATACGAGGCATACCATATTTCATTTCTGCGGAAGAGTGACATTTTCTTTCCTCTGTTATGCCATCACCCGCGCTCACCTGGACAGTATGCAGCGGAGACTGAAGCGCCGCAATGCAGGCTTGCCGTGTTGTGAGGTAAGGAGATTTTGGCTTGGTTGGATCTTTACGTGTTGCCTGTAGGCGGCCTGTTCGTATCCAGTTGGTGGCGGTTGGTCTGGATATCTTAAGAAACTGACAGGCCTCATCGAGTGTGAGGCTGTATGATTCCATGGTTACCTCTGCTTTTTGAACGCATGTCACGTAACTTCTTAATGTGTTCTGCCGTTTCGATCTCTTCTGCTATCCGATCTGCATCAGCTTTATTCACAGGTTCAAAGTCATGATTAAAGCGGAACATGCTGGCGATACATGTTCTGCCTTTTCGGATGTAGTGAACTTTGTTGTGGGTAGAACGCAGGATTTTGCAGGGAGTGCCGTGGTGGTCGACGTACCAGGTGTTAGGAAAAATGATTCTGAACATTTTTACACCTCAGTTGGACGATGTTGAAATTTGCTGCTTTGAGGCCATCACAGTCCCCATTGTTTGTTCTTAAGTTCGATCTCCTCCTGGCAACTCGCACAAGTCCGACAACCCTGAACAGCCAGGCGTCTTCGCTCATCTATCGGATCGCCACACTCACAACAATGAGTTGCGGATACAGTCTGGTAGTTCAGACGACGCATTTTTATTGCTGTATTGCGCTGTAATTCTTCGATTTCTGATGCTGAATCAATGATGTCTGCCATCTTTCATTAATCCCTGAATTGTTGGTTAATACGCTTGAGGGTAAATGCGAATAATAAAAAAGGAGCCTGTAGCTCCCTGATGATTTTGCTTTTCATGTTCACCGTTCCTTAAAGACGCCGTTCAACATGCCGATCGCCATGCTTAAATGAGTCGGTGTGAATCCCATCAGCGTTACCGTTTCGCGGTGCTTCTTTAGTATCTGGCTGAAAGAGGGGGTTATTAAGGCGTGAATACCTACAGCATCACATTACCCTGGCCTCCGAGCAATAATCGCTATTACCGCCATAATCGCGGGCGCACGCACGTCAGCGCAGAGGGGCAGGCATACCGCGATAACGTCGCCCGAATCATTAAAAACGCAATGCTGGATATCGGCCTGGCTATGCCTGTGAAAATCCGCATTGAGTGCCACATGCCGGATCGCCGTCGCCGTGACCTGGATAATCTGCAAAAAGCCGCTTTTGACGCACTCACTAAAGCAGGTTTCTGGCTGGATGATGCTCAGGTCGTTGATTACCGCGTTGTGAAGATGCCTGTTACCAAAGGTGGGAGGCTGGAACTGACCATCACCGAAATGGGGAATGAATGATGTTTGAGTTTTATATGGCAGAACTTCTTCGCCACCGCTGGGGGCATCTGCGCTTATATCGTTTCCCCGGTTCTGTTTTGACCGATTACCGAATACTGAAGAGTTACGCCAAAACCCTGACAGGAGCAGGAGTATGAAGTCAGAGATAACAATCAACTAATACTGTTTTGTTGATTTTTGCTTGTAATTGGCGTTTTGGTCTGATTTTTGTGGAGTAAGTTGATGCGTGATATTCAGATGGTTCTTGAGCGTTGGGGAGCGTGGGCGGCTAATAATCATGAAGATGTGACCTGGTCGTCCATTGCCGCCGGTTTTAAGGGATTAATTCCTTCAAAAGTAAAATCTCGCCCGCAATGTTGTGACGATGACGCGATGATCATTTGCGGGTGCATGGCCCGTCTGAAAAAGAACAACAGCGATTTGCACGATTTATTAGTAGATTATTATATAGTCGGTATGACATTCATGTCACTGGCAGGTAAGCATTGCTGCTCTGATGGTTATATCGGGAAAAGGTTACAAAAGGCTGAGGGCATAATTGAAGGGATGTTAATGGCATTAGATATCCGGTTAGAGATGGATATCGTTGTTAATAACTCTAATTAATACGCCAATTATTTACTAAAAGTTATTAAAAATGGGGCGTTGAAGCGCCCCCAAAAATAAAGGGTAATATATAACAGAAGGTTTGTATAGTTAGAAGCAAGGTTGTGCTTCTAAAGGAAGTGGTTTGAGGGAGCCATTTATATGTGGGGGAGGCAAACCCCCCCACAACATATCTTTTAGTAATCAAATTAGAACTGGTAAACCATACCTACAGCAACGATATCATCGGTAGCAACGCCAGATGCTTTCGTGAAATCGCTCTTATCAATCAGGTTGATTTTGTAGTCAACAAAAGTGGACATATTTTTGTTGAAGTAATAGGTTGCACCTACATCAACATATTCAACCAGGTCCTGATCACCCCAAACACCCAAGTCTTTTCCTTTAGAATGCAGGTAAGCAACGGATGGACGCAGGCCGAAGTCGAACTGATATTGTGCAACAGCTTCGAAGTTTTGTGCTTTGTTGGCAATATGGTTATTACCAAAAACAGTCATGTTCTGGGTTTCAGAATAGGTGGTGGCCAGATAGATGTTGTTCGCATCATATTTCAGACCAGCTGCCCATACTTCAGCATTTTGACCAGAAGCATTCAGACCGTTGTTACCGTAGATAACCTGATTATTAGTGCGATCAGATTTAGCATAGGTTGCACCCACGCCGAATCCTTCATACTCATAAGTAGTTGAGAAACCGAAACCATCGCCATTAGCTTCAGTTACTTCATTTCGGTCATTTTTGCCCTGATACTGAGCTGCAAAGTTCAGGCCATCAACCAGACCAAAGAAGTCGTTGTTACGATAAGTTGCAACACCTGTGGTGCGACCAGTCATGAACACATCTGTTTGGGTCCAGGTATCGCCACCGAATTCTGGCAGAACGTCAGTCCACGCACCGATGTCGTATGCTACACCGTAGTTACGGCCGTAATCGATTGAGCCGTAGTCACCGAATTTCAGGCCAGCGAAGGCAAGACGGGTTTTATCTTTGGAGGAACCTTGAGATTCAGCGCGGTTGCCTTTGAATTCATATTCCCACTGACCGAAACCAGTCAGTTGATCGTTGATTTGGGTTTCACCTTTGAAGCCAAGACGGGCATAAGTAGTATCACCATCATCTGCATCATTAGAGGAGAAGTAGTGCTTAGCATTAACTTTCCCGTACAGATCCAGCTTGTTACTGTCTTTATTATAAATTTCAGCTGCCTGAGCAGACATCGCCATCAGTACTGATGCAGCTACAGCAGAAATTGCCACTGTTAATTTTTTCATCGTGAGCCCTTTTTTTTGAACTATTATTAAAAAATGATGTCACTGCGCGATAAATATTCATCTAATCAATGTGATTATTTCAAGATGTAAGTTTTGGTTTCTCGTTTAATTTGTGAAGTAGATCTCTATTTTTATCTGAACTTTTTTCTATCGAATCCTATTCATGGCTCTTGGCTGAATAAAAATAAATCTATTAGCCAATTTATATTAATGGCTGTTATTTATAAGTGCTCTATAATTTGAAGGTTCAATTTAAATTGGCTAAAAATAACGCTGGAAATTATTTGTTGGTTATTTGTTGAGATTTTCTTATGTATTTGTAGTGGTGTTTTCAATACTCGGTAGCATTCTCGCAAATATCATTTAGTGGTTTACGTACGTAAAAAATTGGTTATGCTGTTAAGAGTGGTTACTTCGTTACACAGCTTAAACCCGCCGTCGAGCGGGTTTTTCCATTTTTTGAGTCTCGATATTAGCTGATAACCCAATACCTGAGTTATTCACTGACTCCGAGTCTGTTACGTTTCGTAGTATTCCCTCAATTTACACCCGCTTTGTCTGCGAGGTGGGGTTATGAAATCCATGGATAAGTTAACAACGGGTGTCGCCTATGGCACCTCAGCAGGTAGTGCCGGGTACTGGTTTTTACAGCTGCTCGATAAAGTCACGCCCTCACAGTGGGCAGCAATAGGTGTGCTGGGTAGCCTGGTATTTGGCCTGCTGACGTACCTGACAAACCTTTATTTCAAGATTAAAGAAGATAAGCGCAAGGCTGCGAGAGGTGAATAATGCCTCCATCATTACGAAAAGCTGTTGCTGCTGCTATTGGTGGCGGGGCTATTGCTATAGCATCTGTGTTAATCACTGGCCCAAGTGGTAACGATGGTCTGGAAGGTGTGAGACATAATCCTTACAAAGACATAGTTGGTGTATGGACTGTATGTTACGGGCATACAGGAAAAGACATCATTCCCGGTAAAACGTATACCGAAGCAGAGTGCAAAGCCCTCCTGAATAAAGACCTTGCCACTGTCGCCAGACAAATTAACCGGTACATCAAAGTCGATATACCGGAAACAACGCGCGGCGCTCTTTACTCGTTCGTCTACAACGTGGGTGCTGGCAATTTCAGAACATCGACGCTTCTTCGCAAAATAAACCAGGGTGATATTAAAGGCGCATGTGATCAGCTACGGCGCTGGACATACGCTGGCGGTAATCAATGGAAAGGACTGATGACTCGCCGTGAGATTGAGCGTGAAGTCTGTTTGTGGGGGAAACAATGAGCAGAGTAACCGCGATTATCTCCGCTCTGGTTATCTGCATCATCGTCTGCCTGTCATTGGCTGTTAATCATTACCGTGATAACGCAATCGCCTACAAAGAGCAGCGCGATAACAAGGCCAGTGAACTGGAGAAGGCGAACGCCACCATCGCTGACATGCGGAAGCGTCAACGTGATGTAGCAGAACTCGACGCAAGATACACAAAGGAGCTTGCTGATGCTAACGCGACTATCGAAAGTCTCCGTGCTGATGTTTCTGCTGGGCGTAAGCGCCTGCAAGTCGCCGCCACCTGTGCAAAGTCAACGACCGGAGCCAGCGGCATGGGCGATGGAGAAAGCCCAGGACTTACAGCAGATGCTGAACTCAATTATTACCGTCTCCGAAGTGGAATCGACAAGATAACCGCGCAGGTTAACTACCTGCAGGAATACATCAGGACGCAATGCCTGAAATAATTTTTTTGCAAATCACAAAGTCCATTTAATGAGCCTCGCGATGCGGGGCTTTTTTTACATCTGAATTTCACAGCGCATCTCACGCGCATATTACATCACCCGAGCCTTTCAGAAAGTTGAGCCTGAGAACTGCCGTATATGGTGGCGACCATCTCGGGGCGGCTTTTCTGTGAGACAGGCTCACTTTCTAAAAGGTAAAGACGCTATGAACCAATTAGAAGAAAAGCTTCAAAGAATGATTTCCTTATACAAGGAAGATAACTGCCAAAAAGTTCCTTAAAACATCGCAGAGTTAATGGAATTGGCAAGTGAATTTTCTGGCATGCTTAAGTCGTCAGGTGTTCGGTCAGCGTTCTTTGTTGAAATGCTGATGCACGGCGGACTTATGGCAACAATGAGACGTGTAATGGAAGACCAGAGAAAAGAACCTCCTCAGGTATACGTTTTGTCATCGAAGAAAACTGGGCTAACCAAAATTGGGTATTCATCCAACATTCCACAACGCATCAAATCGCTTGGCAACTCTGGACCAGACTGCTTGAAGCTTGAGTGCCTGATCCCTGGTGGAAGAGAAACTGAAAACATGCTTCATCGCAAATTTGCCGCAAAGAGAAAGCACGGTGAATGGTTCGCCCTGTCCAAGGATGACATTGAGGGATTGAAATCTGTAGCGATTACTTCTGATGGCTATTAATGCTTGTTTAGAGCAATTTTCATAACAACTCTTCATTACAAAGCCCATCTACTGGTGGGCTTGATAATGAAACCGTGATTTACATCCCCACAATCCGGGTATGTAAAAGATAGTTCAGGCGAGAACGGATTTAACTAAATCTGTGCGCCACCAGTTAACGGCAGTACCACGAAACAACCCAAGCCAGTAAGTGGGGAAATAACACCGGCAGCCACTGAAAGATGAACCTCCTGCCTTATGGCAAAAAAGATTCTTTGTGGTGGCGGACTGATGGAAAGACATCCTAATTTCAGCCAAACATTGAAGGAGTTGTTATGTCAGCAGAAGGTTTCAATAACCCATCAAAATTCCGGGATGAGTGGGATAGCAGCGTAAAGAGTAAGTGATGCCATCACAAAAGCCATTCCCTACAGAGTGGCTTTGATAATGGCTTATACCCTACACGGGATAACTTAACTGATATCCTTTTTAAAGGATAAAGGTATTCAAGCCTGACACATCATGCGCTGTATCGTCGCCGTATTCCCGTATTAACAGAGACCGTAGCCCGACGGGGAACTCCTTCTGCGCGAGTGTGCGGGAATAATCAAAAACGATGCACACCGGGGTTACCGGGTACACATATTTCATCATGCCAGCGAGTCCGGTTCTGGCACGGAAGAAACCGGACGTTATGATTTAGTGCGGAAATATTTGTGTAGTGTTCTGAATGTTCTCAGTAAAGAGTAATGAATTATCAAAGGTATAGTAATACCTTTTGTTTTCGTGGATATTTGTAATCCATCTGAAAACCCCTGCTGTAGCAAGATTTTTCCTGTATTCGTAAAATGATAACTCTCCTGATTTGAATCCTTTTAATGTGGTTTCTATAAGGCATTTATTTTTTGAAAATCTTACATTTACAACCTTACCCTGTCCTTTTATTAAAACCGTATTATCGTTTTCAAGAACAAGATGAATATTCTCTGTGGCTAAATAGTAAATGTAATGTGAGACATTGTGACGTTTTAGTTCAGAATAAAACCAGTGATAGTTTAAATTATTTCGCACTTTATCGAATATTTGTTTAAAAATGGCAACCTGAGCCATTGTAGTACCTTCCATGTGATATGAAGGTACCTAGTCTGCACGATTATCTAAATTGCTTCAATCTGGTCTGACCTGCTTTCTGAGCAATTCAGTAATGTCACTCTTTTCTTTGTTTGCTTCAGGCGAAACTCTTTTTTCTGAGCACAGTCTTCGGCGGCAGGCTTCAATGACCCAGGCTGAGAAATTCCCGGACCCTTTTTGATCAAGAGCGATGTTAATTTGTTCAATCATTTGGTTAGGAAAGCGGATGTTGCGGGTTGTTGTTCTGCGGGTTCTGTTCTTCGTTGACATGAGGTTGTCCCGTATTCAGTGTCGCTGATTTGTATTGTCTGAAGTTGTTTTTACGTTAAGTTGATGCAGATCAATTAATATGATACCTGCGTCATAATTGATTATTTGACGTGGTTTGATGGCGTAGATGCACGTTGTGACATGCAGATGATAATTATTATCATTTTGCGGGTCCTTTCCGGCGATCCGACAGGTTACGGGGCGGCGACCTCGCGGGTTTTCGCTATTTATGAAAATTTTCCGGTTTAAGGCGTTTCCGTTCTTCTTCGTCGTAACTTAATGTTTTTATTTAAAATACCCCCTGAAAAGAAAGGAAACGACAGGTGCTGAAAACGAACTTTTGGGCCTTTGTCGTTTCCTTTCTCTGTTTTTGGCCGTGGAATGAACAATGGAAGTCAACAAAAAGCAGCTGGCTGACATTTTCGGTGCGAGTATCCGTACCATTCAGAACTGGCAGGAACAGGGAATGCCCGTTCTGCGAGGCGGTGGCAAGGGTAATGAGGTGCTTTATGACTCTGCCGCCGTTATAAGATGGTATGCCGAAAGGGATGCTGAAATTGAGAACGAAAAGCTGCGCCGGGAAGTTGAAGAACTGCGGCAGGCCAGCGAGACAGATCTCCAGCCAGGGACTATTGAGTACGAACGCCATCGACTTACGCGTGCGCAGGCCGACGCACAGGAGCTGAAAAATGCCAGAGACTCCGCTGAAGTGGTGGAAACCGCATTCTGTACTTTCGTGCTGTCGCGGATCGCAGGTGAAATTGCCAGTATTCTCGACGGGATCCCCCTGTCGGTGCAGCGGCGTTTCCCGAACGGCACGGTCGATGTGTTCCGCGGCTGGGTCAGCAGTATCGGTAAGGCGGTGACGGCGAAGGAAGTGATTACCCGCACGGTGAAAGTCACCAACGTAGGACGTCCGTCGATGGCAGAAGATCGCAGCACGGTAACAGCGGCAACCGGCATGACCGTGACGCCTGCCAGCACCTCGGTGGTGAAAGGGCAGAGCACGACGCTGACCGTGGCATTCCAGCCGGAAGGCGCAACCGACAAGAGCTTCCGTGCGGTGTCTGCGGATAAAACAAAAGCCACCGTGTCGGTCAGTGGTATGACCATCACCGTGAAAGGTGTTGCTGCAGGCAAGGTCAACATTCCGGTCGTATCCGGTAATGGTGAGTTTGCTGCGGTTGCAGAAATCAACGTCACCGCCAGTTAATCCGGAGAGTCAGCGATGTTCCTGAAAACCGAATCATTTGAACATAACGGTGTGACCGTCACGCTTTCTGAACTGTCAGCCCTGCAGCGTATTGAGCATCTCGCCCTGATGAAACGACAGGCAGAACAGGCGGAGTCAGACAGCAACCGGAAGTTTACTGTGGAAGACGCCATCAGAACCGGCGCTTTTGTGGTGGCGATGTCCCTGTGGCATAACCATCCGCAGAAGACAAAGCTGCCTTCTATGAATGAATTGGTGCTCATACGCACTCCGTTGCGATTGGTTCACATGGACACACCATCACCGTTAACGCTGCTGGTAACGCGGAAAACACCGTCAAAAACATCGCATTTAACTATATTGTGAGGCTTGCATAATGGCATTCAGAATGAGTGAACAACCACGGACCATAAAAATTTATAATCTGCTGGCCGGAACTAATGAATTTATTGGTGAAGGTGATGCATATATTCCGCCTCATACAGGTCTGCCAGCAAACAGTACCGATATTG